GCTTCTCGGCGTCCTTGTGAAGGTCGTAGATGAACTTCCGCGCCACGTCGGCGTTGAACTCCGTCTCCGACTTCTCCCAAGGTGCCTTCCAGTCCTTGAACTCCGGCAGCTTCGGCATTGCGGCCCTCCTAGGGCGATCGGTGGGTGACCATCTCGATCACCCCGCTGGCACTAGCATACATGAGCGCTGCGTGTCAAGGAGCCGCTGAGAAGAAAGTCAGCGGTTGTTCCACGCCGTCCGGAAGGCGTTCATCGCCCGCCGGCCCGACTTACCGCTCGTCGACGCACCCCAGATCTCCTCAGCCTCGCGCGCGCCCGGGGTCCACTCGGTGTCCCGGCTGAACACGGGCTCGAGGGTGCAGGCGCAGTGGTCGTGCGCCTTGGCCGGCCCGTCGCCGGTGAACAGGCTGTTTGAGTTCTCGAAGCTGTCACCCTTGTAGACCGGGCCCCGGCTGGCAAGCATGGCGCAGAAGAAGCACGGGTCGGTGCTCTTCATGACTCGCATGTAGCCGAGGGCGACCTTGTCGGCCTTGGCGTCGCTCAGGACTTGCTGCCGGCTCCCGTCGATGACGTGCCGCATCATGGCGGCGGCCACCCCGTTGCCAGACTTCTTGTACGCGTCGGCCAGCAGCGCCTTCTCGACGGCTGGGTCCAGCTCGACGGACTGGATCGCCTTGACGCGCTCCTTGTAGGCGACCGGGCCGGTCACGCGGATGGAGGTCTCGATGACCTGCTTGTCCAGCGTGACGAGGCCGCTGTCGGGCTTGAAGTCGCGCTGGCCGGTCTCGAGGATCCGGAACGCCTCGTAGTACGTCCGGCCGTTGCGCGCCGCCTGGCCGCGCGCCTTGGTGATCTGCGGGATCAGCAGCTCCAGCAGCCGCTCGTAGCCGGCGCCGTCGATGTCGTCCGGCTTCACGTACGCCTGCCAGAGGCGGTAGGCGAGCGCGGCGTACAGCACGCCGAGCTTCTGCTCCGCGCGCTGCTCAGCGGCCGTCAGGGTCGCCGCTGCTGCCGTTGTCGCCATTGTCGTTCTCCTCGTGGACCTGGGAAGTGGTCAGGATGTCGATGGCGGTCAGGGTGATCGCCAGCCAGGAGAGCCCCAGCACGAACTGCGGCTCGCCCTTGGCCCACGTGAGCGCGGACAGGGCCCACAGGACCAGTGACCCGGGGATGGCCCAGAAGGCAGCCACCACCCGGATCCGCCGGCCGCGCGGACTGTTCAGGGCCTCCAGGATCCGGTCGATCATCAGCTCTTCTTCTTCTGCTCGTCCGGGTTGTTGTCGGAGCCGCCCTTGCCGCCGTTGTCGGCCGGCTTGGTCGCCTGGGCGACCTCGATGGCCTGCTGGGAGGCGATCTCAGCCAGGATCTGGTCGATGGCGTCGCCGGACTCGATGAGCCGCTTGGCGCGCTCGCTGTCCGCGTCGTCCCAGCCGGGCAGCTTCTCCCACAGCATCTGGGACGGGATGCCGAGCCCGGACGCCAGCAGGGTGAGCGCGTTAGCGGTCTGGACCAGACTGCGGGCCTCGGTGTCGCGCCAGCGGACCTTCATGCCGGTGGCCATGGCCTCCTGGGTGTTGCCCATGATCATGGCGACGAGCCGGAACATCTGCTCGTGGGACTCGCCGGCCAGGGTCTTGAAGTCCTGCGACTTCCGGTGCAGGCCCTTCTCGGCGGTCTCGAGCGCCTCCGCCTGGAGGTTGTCGGACAGGCCGAGCAGGTGGTGCGGCGGGGTCTGGGTGATCGCGGCCAGGTACCGCAGGTCGGTGTCGCCGCCCGAGATGTAGTCCGCCGTCGAGCTGGCGTCCAGCGTGCCGAACTTGGTGTCCTTCGAGCTCGAGATCAGGATGTCCATCATCGACAGCTCGAGCGCCTGCTGGTTCGCAAGCATCTCGTCCGAGGGCTTGGCCAGGCCGGCGATCCACCGGACCTTCCAGGCGCCGAAGCGCTGGACGATCGTCCGGTCGTAGGTGGTCTGGTCGACGCGGCGCAGCATTGGCAGGACCGGCTCGATGACGCCGGTCGCGACACCGTCCAGGTCGAGCGTGTTGGCGTACCGGACCACCGGCGGGACGCGCAGGCCGTGCGACTCGGCCTCGATGAAGGTCCAGTCCTTCTCCTCCCGGCCGTTGTTCTTGCACGACAGGTGGTAGATGGCCTCCTCGTCGTACACGCGGACGGTCCAGTCGCCGATGAAGGCGTTGACCTCGGCGTTCTTGACCGGCAGCGCCTCGATGGCGTGCAGCGGCCACTCGTCGTCGTCGTCGTCGTACCAGGCGGCCATGCGCTTGGCGGAGACGCCCTTCATGAGCGCGGTCTTCTTGCCGGTGAGCCGGCCGACCGCCGGCACGGCGACGCCGTACGACAGGCCGTGGCCGATCGCGGCGCGGTGCAGGGCGATCTGCTTGGCGTCCCAGCGGTTCTCCTGCCAGACGTCCCAGGACTTCATGTTGTCCTCGGAGCCGGGGAGCCGGACGCCCTCGACGTACGCGGTCTGGACGAGCTCAGTGACGAGCAGGGAGGCGAAGTTGTTCGGGGCCAGCTTGGCCAGGTCGGCCAGCTCCTTCGTGGCGCCCTCGGGCACGTTTACACGCCCGGTCAGGTCGTCCTCGTTGGTGACCTCGTACTGCTTCCCCTCCATCCACTTGTCCAGGAGGAGGGCCTTGTCACGCTGGGCCCGGAAATCCGGGAAGAACTCCACACAGAGCCCCTTCACGGCGCTTTGGCTCATCATGTCGGTGGTTCTCCTCCGGGTAGTCGTGTACGAGCCCATGGTACCGGACCGGCCCCAGTCAGGACCGCCGGAACCCCCACACGTCGCCGGGCTGCTCCTCTTCCTCGAGCGGCCGGTTCAAGGCAACGCGACGCAGCATCCGGGCGCCGACGGCGCAGACGGCCGCGTCGATCTTCTTCAGCGACTCCCGGCCCTCCTTCATCAGGCTGATGCCGTCGTCGGTCGGGAACCGCTTCGCGTTCTTCATGTGGCTCATGAACAGCGGGTTGGCGTCGTGGGTGAAGAGCGGGTCGAACTCCTCGATGTCGTTGAGGTTCTCGATCTCCTCGACGAACTGCTCGGCGGCGCCGACGAACAGCTTGCGGTTGGCCGGCGCCGCCATGTCGAACAGGACACCGTGCGTGTTGTTGCCGGTCTTCAGCGGCCAGTACGCCGGATCAAGCTCCTCGCGGTGCTCCCGGAAGATCTGGTCGATCGTGCCGTCCCAGTACCGGCCGCCGTCCTCGTCGTCCGAGGTGTGCGACGGGTCGAACCAGAACGCGACCACCTTGAACCGCTTGAACGCCTCGTTTACACGGCTCATGACGGCGCCCCGAGGCGCGAGCCAGTTCTCGCCGCGCTTGCCGTGCGGCTTCTCCCAGATCCCGACGGTGAACACGTAGCCGTCGGACAGCCGGCAGCCCATCACAGCAGTGGCGTCGTGCGACTTCGAACCGTCGCCGAACAGCACGACCTCTTCGTTCGGGAGGATGACGTCCCAGCCGACCTTGGTCGGGTTGTGGCCCGGGTTCTTCCGCAGCTCGGCGACCTCTGGGTCGATGGCCTTGGCGATGGCCATCGGGTCGACCCAGGCGTCCTCGGCCGCAACGACCTGGTTGAACCAGAACCGCCGGCTCCGCGACGGCTTGTTCCGCCGGTTCAGGATCGACTTGGTCATGTTGACGACGTTCAGCCAGATCGAGTCGCCCCGGACCGCCTCCAGGATCGCCCGGAAGTTGTCCATGATCTCCTCGCGGGTCGGCTCGATCTTCGTGCCGTCCGGGAGCTCCTTCGTCGGCGGGCGCAGCTTCGCGTCCGGCGGCGCCTCGAGCGAGTCGTAGCACATGCCGGAGTCGATCAGGTCGTCGCCCTGCTCGGCCTCCCAGGCCTCGCGCATGTGCTGGGCGACGGAGTCCTCAGAGGGCTCGTACGCGTTGGTGATCGCGAGCGTGCGGGCGGCGCCGTCCTTCGACTTCGTGACGTTCCGCTCGATGACGTCGGCCATGTCGTGGCCGGAGTTGTTGGCCTGCCAGTGATGTGTCTCGTTCATGATGACGAGCGTCGCCCGGTTGCCCTCGAGCGACTTCGGGGAGCTGGTGACCGCGTTGATCACGCGCTGCCCGTGGTAGGCGTAGACCTTCTCCTTGCCGATGTCGATCGAGTGCTTCTGGATGCAGTCCTTGGTGAAGAGGCCCTGGAAGAGCTTCATCGTGTTGCCGGTCTGCTCCAGGCTGACGGCGGCCACCTGGATCCAGGCGCGCGGATGACCCTTGCCGACCGGGTCACCTTCCTTCAGGCCGAGCTCGGGCAGGTCACGCTTCGCCCAACCGGCGAACCGGCACGGGCCGACGAACTCGATCGCGGCGATGACGGCCGCCAGCGGGTCCTTGCCCCAGCCCTTCAGGCGCTGCAGCACGTACTCCCGGTACAGGAAGTCGCCGTTCTCGTCGATCGCGTAGAACCACAGGATGAACCGCGACTGCTCGAAGGTCGGCTTGAACGGCAGCGGCCGGTCGTACTCGTCGAGGTCGTCGGACAGCAGGTTGTCGCGGATCCACCGCAGCGCCTGCCAGCCAAGGGTGCGCTCGGGCAGGACGTACTGGTCGAGCGGGTCGGCGCCGTCCCAGTCCGGGTTGCGCTGCCACGTCGGGCCGTAGATCTGCGGGACGCAGACGAGCCCGTCGGGGTCGTGGTACATGCCGGGAGGGCGATCCCAACGCGGGTCGTAGAGCATCTACTTGCTCCAAGGGTCGAGTAGCTCGACGACCTTCTCCAGAGCCGTTTCCATCTCGTCGAAGTCCTCGTCGAGCGGGTACGGGCCGCCGCCGTACTGGAACTCTCCGTTTACACGGGAGTTGCCACGACGGATCTCGTTCAGCGCGGTCCGGGCGCGCGAATGCACTGTTCGGACCGAGGTGAGAGAGGTGGTCTCCTTGTCCTTGCGGCGGTCGCGCATCAGTCCTTCGCCGCCTTCGCCGCGCCGGTGTTGATCTGGATGTGGCGGATCTTGCACGCGAACGTACCCTCGAAGTAGCCGCAGTCGTGCCGCTCGTGGCCGAGCGCGTCGGCGATCTCTTCCCAGGTCATGTGCTTCGGCTCGTCGCTCATCCCAGCAGCCCCCGCCGTGCGTCGTTGATGTCGGTCACGCCGGCCGGCAGGTCTCCAGCGTCCTTCTCCGGCCGGGCACGGGTGAGCTCGATCGACAGGCGCCGGCGGGCGCCCTCGGTCATGCCCAGCTCACCGAGGATCTTGGTGTACGCCGCCAGACTCGCGCCCTTCATCGGGATGAAGTCCTTGATGACCTGGCCGGTCTCCGTCGTGCCGACGACCTGCTCCTCGAGATCCCGGCTGATCGACTCGCACACCAGGTAGGCGGCGGCCCAGTCCGACGGCTCGAAGAACATGCTCTGCCCGGACTCCGGGAGCGACTCGTACACCATCTTCGCGATGGGGTGCCAGCGCTCGTCGGCCGGCGGCATCGCGACCGGCTTGGCCGGCAGGTCAGCCTCGAGTCGGGTCTCCACCCGCTCGTCGGGCAGGTCCGGGCCAAAGAGGTCGTCGACGTCCCCGCCGATGGCCACCCGGTCGACCGGCTTGTCCGGCAGGTTCCGCCGGCGCCTCTCCTCCGACCGCTTCCCGATCGGTCCTCTCGTCCCCGCCATGATCAGGCCTCGAACGGGTCATCGGCCGGCGTGGCCCTGGCGGGACGGATCGGGTTGCTCGGCTTCCGGCCGCGCTTTGTTGCCGTGGGCGCCTTCCTGGAACCACGTCCGGATCCCTTATTTACAAGGGGTTCCGCCGTCTTGGCGTCGTTTACACGGTCCACCTCGGCGCGCTGGGCGTCGGTGAGCTCCGGGGTCAGCTCGTCGGCCTCGGCCGGCGTCGCGCCGGCCATCAGCCAGTCCTCCCGAGTCATGCGCGACAGGACACCGAGCGGGGACTCGTCGACCGGCTCGACCGGCGCCACGTACTCGTCCTGGATCCACTCGCCGCCACGCGCGACAACGCGCCGAGCGACGGCGTTCAGGGAGTGCTTGTCGGCGCGCCGGGCGTAGCCGGGCAGCTCGACAACCTGCTGAGCGTGGAAGTTGGCCACGGCGGCGGCCGACGATGCGAACCGGTAGTGACGGAGCCCCTTGCCGCGCGCGTACCGCGCAGCCTCTCCGAATGATCCGGCAAGGATCAGGGTTCGCATGTCAGCCTCCTAGGCATCGGGTCAGCACATCTCGTGCTGGACCTATGGTATCAGGCCGGCGCGGTCGACCGCAATGATCGCATCGCATGCGCGGCACGGCTCGAGCCACCAGCAGATGCAGTCCCGGACTCCGACCCCGGGCTGATGCGCCTCCGCCGGACAGCCGGCCGGACAGACGGCGTCGGCCGGCCTAACCCGGACTGACTCATACCACGCCTGCGCCTCCGCGCTGCTCATCAGCGCGGAGGGGGGATCGAATTTACCTCTCATCGTAGGCCTCCGAGTTTGAGTAGGCACCAACCGGGGCCGATACGCCGACGCCGAGGAAGCAGCGCTGCTGTTTGCCATCGACGTACTTGCGGGCCCTCAGGATCTTCCGCTCACCAAGAGCAGCCGACAGGTCGTTCACGACCATCGGCTGACGAATGCCGGATCGCGTGCACCACGCCTGGTAGGCGTTGTAGACCTGGTTCACCGGCGTACTGATCGACTCTGGCATTCCGACGACCAGGCACTCCTTGATGAAGTCGCCGAGCAGATCGACATCTTCGCGGTACTCCTCGAGAGCCAGACGGCACGATTCCGGGATCGACAGACGCTTCTCCTGGTAGTCCTGAGCACCACGGACAGCCCAAGCGAGAACGCCGGCGGCCTCCTGCGCGATGATGCGGTCCGCGAGGTGCGGATCACGCTCTTCCGGCGGGATTACGACATTCCAGCCGACCAAGACGAGGCGGCGCCAGATCGACTCGGCGTTCGTGACGCGCGGAAGGTGGTTGGTGACGTAGTGGATCGTGCCGGTCGGCGTGAAGTCGAAAAAATCGCGGTGCAGAAATCTTGCGGACTGCTTTTCGCCACCAGTGAGGCCCTTGACGACTTCCTCGTCGAGCCGGCGGCCGGCCGCAGTTTCGCTGGTCTGCAAAAATCGCTTTCCGACCATCCGGGCGACGTCGGTCGGGACGGATTCGCTCGACTTCGTCAGTAGAGTCGTCCGGGGGACGGTCTGAGAGTAGTCGCCGAGGATTTCCTCCATGACCTTCAGGAACACCGACTTGCCGTTCGCGCCGGAACCGTGGTGGATGAACATGACCTGCTCACCGGTGAGCCCGTTCAGGGTGTAGCCGACGGCGCGGGCCAGGAACGCCTGCATTTCGGGGTCGGGCAGGACGCGATCGAGGAACGCCTCCCACTGGGGGGCCTTGGCGTCCGGGTCGAAGTCCACGTTGGCTTGGTGCATGGTCATCAGGTCGGGGCTGTGCGGGACGAGCTCACCGGTGGCGAGGTTGACGGCCGCGTTGCGGCAGTTCAGCAGCATCGGGTCGGCGTCGAAGTCGGACATGCGCGCGGCGTGGACCGGCAGGGTGCGGGCGACCTTCAGCATGGCCTCGAGTCGGGCGTTGAAGCGCTGCTTGGTGGCGAACGCGAGGAACTGCTCCCGCTCGGACTTCTGCGGCTTGCCGTCGTCGGTCTCGCCGGCCTCGTCGGAGTACAGCTCGGCCTCGGTCTGCGCGAGGGTCTCGAGGGTCCGGCGGGCCAGGTGCCCGACGTGGTTGGTGCCGTCGACGCGCCAGGTCGAGCCGTCATAGTGCGCCCAGGCGCCGCGCTCCTCGATCCACCGAATCCGTCCCGGCACGCGGTCGTTCAGGCGCGCAGCGTTACCGAAGTCGTCCCAGGTGCGCTTCTGGATGTCGGGCTCGGGCTTCTCGGTCGAGACGGTCGGCTTTTTCGGCTCGCCAGTCGGGGTACCCGGCCCGATCGTGCTGGGGTCGAAGTTCGGGCTGAGCGGGTCGGTCGGGTCGCCACCCTGTACGCCAACGCCTTTTGGGCGGGGCAGCGGCTTCTTCCCGACCGTGTTCTGGGCCGAGAGCCACTTCTGCTCGATCTCGGCCGCGCCCCACTCGGCGTCGCGCGGAGCATGGCCGTCCAGGAGCGCGTACGCGTCGGCGTACGTGAGCTTCGACCAGGACTGCTGGGCGAGCTCGAACAGACGGCAGGCGGCGCGGTGGATACCCTGGTCCCAGCCCGCACCCTCGTGCCACGGCCGGGGGAGCGCTTCGAGGTCGGCGATCTGGCCGGCGACGGCATTGTCGATGTACCGGTCCGAGATGCGCTTCTGGTCGGCGGGCAGCGCGTCGTACTCCGCGAGGTCGTCCTCGGCGAGCTCGAGCGGCGGGCGGTCGTCGACCTGCGGGATGATCTCGAGGAGCCAGTCCGGCGCGTCGAGCGGCTCGACGTCCCGGACGACCACGTAGTCGCCCTTGTCGGACCGGGACGGCGGCAGGACGATCTGCCCGCCGACGCCGCGCACGTCGATGCGCGGGTACTCGTCCTTGAAGATGTTCGAGTCGGTCTTCGGCCGGAAGCCGGCCGGCAGCCGGAAGATGAAGTGGAACCCGCCCGAGCCGGTCTTGTGCAACCGGGTCTTCGGGAGGTCCCCGTTGTCCGCGATCAGGCGGCGCAGCGCGTCCTGGCCGACCAGTCCGTCGATGTCCAGCACCCAGATCCCGCTCGGCTCACCGGTGACAACGCCCAGGTTCGGCGGGCGGGTGATGTCCCAGGTGGCGTAGATGTCCGGCGCGCTCATCGGCGCGGCCTTCGACCAGTCGAATGCCTTGGGGTGCTTCCCGGGGGTCGGGCAGCCGGCGCCCTTCTTGCAGGAGCAGGTCTTCCCGTCGGGACCCACACGATGTAGGGGGATGATGCGCCATCCGCCCTGCATGTAGTGGATTGCTGCGTCGAGGATGCTAGAATCGCTGATGGCAGGTCTCCTCTGCTCGGGCCCCGGGTCGTTCGTCGCGACGCCGGGGTCATTCATGTCTGGGGTCGCCGCCGGGCGATGCGCATCCTCCTTCGAGTTCTGCGGCGCCCGGCGGCTCCGCCAGCTTAGCACCTCCTCCCCGACTGCCGCCAGCCTGCTGCCGGCCAGGTTGCGACAAGACGCATGTCTAGGGGTGTGTCTAGGGTGTGTCTTGGAGTGTGTCTTGTGCAAAACCGCAGGTCAGACCCCCTTTTTCTCTCTACAAGACACACAAGACACACAAAATAGAGAAAACACGCACGCGAGGGCGTCCTAGATCCGAGCTCTACACGTAGGTCACGTAGATTGCACGAAAGTTCCCAGCACCCTGCGTCTTGTGTCTTGTACATCGATGTACATGGCTCTGACCTGCGCGTTTGCACTAGACACGGGGTGCGTCTAGGTCTGTCTTGCCGGCGCCCACAGGACTGCGGAGGGTCACCGCGAGCTACGGAATGCACATATCTTAGGAATAAG